ATGCAACGGGGGGCGACCTTGTGTCGCTCGCGTCACAGTTTGGCGTGTCAACGTCTGCCGCAGGCGTGCGCGCAAAATCCCTCGGCTTATAACAACAAATCGGGCGACGAGCCCACTGCATTCGTCATGACAAGCGATATCCTGGCGGAGCTTCCGGACTTCTTGAAGCCGAAGCTCCGCCTTTTCATGAGCGTTGATATCACGGGGTCAACGCAATTCAAGCAACTTCTTTCGCACTCGCCACACAAGGGCAGCACAGCGCACAAGGAGGACGGTGAGGAAGGATCACCCTCTGAGCCATGGCTCTCCCCCATTCTCGAGTTTTACGAACAAATTTCAGCGACGTTCGAAGACCAATGGAAGGTGGTAACCAAGCATGCGCAAGAAGAGCAACACGATTGGCCTGTTGGCGATCGACCCACCGTGTGGAAGGCTGTTGGCGATGAACTGATTTTCACGAAGATCCTCACGGACCATCGACAAGCGTACCTGTCCGTGCTCGCCTGGCTTCTCACGATCCAAGACTATCGGCGGCGGATTAAGGAGCACAGCGCTGGACTCGACTTGAAGTGCGCGGCCTGGATCGCTGGATTTCCAATCAACAATGCGGAAGTTATTCTCGATCACCAGTCCTCGAACGGTCTCGCCGGCTGCGATGATGGCGATTACATTTTCGGCAACCTGGCACGTCTTTTTGCTGCCAACGTCGGTCCGCAAACGCACTCTGGGTCCAGCTCCGAGCGCAGTATTACCGGAATCCGAGATTTCATCGGACCGTCTATTGATACGGGGTTCCGCGTTGCTTCGGCGGCGTCACCGCGCAAATTCGTACTAGCGGCGGACCTTGCATTCATGCTGTCGCATACCGCGGGAAATCTTCCTACGTCATGGGATCTGAAAAGGCTTGAGTTCTATTACGAAGGCCGTAAGGATCTAAAGGGCGTCACGAATGGCACTCCCTATCCTGTATTCTGGGTGAATGCCGTTATGCCCGACCCGCTGATGGAAATCGAAGACAGGATCGAGAAACGTGAACCGACCCAGGCGAGTGAAGTCAAGACCTTCTGTGAACGCTACCTGGAAAAAAACAAAGATACCCACGTAATGAAGCCGTTCATCTACGGCGATCAGGACGTTCTATTCAAACGAATTCCTCCGCGGCACATCGAAAAACTGAACAAGCTAGCCAGCTACTGGAAGCTGGAAAATGCACGGCGCGAGGCCGAGCGGAAGGCGCAGTTGGATCCGGAGAGCACGGAACAGCAGCCGGCACCGGAAACGTCGGGGAGCGATCTTGAAACGCTTTCGACACAACTAATCCCTGACAGCACTCCGGTTGCACCTTCTCAACCTCAGTCCGAGTAGCGCAGCGATCGCGCGCATGTCCAAATTGCGCGCGATTCTCTAGTACTCAAACCATCGAAGTCCTTCCTTTGGGGGCCAGCGCAGCGTGGCCCGCTCCTCCGTAGCCCCCGTGATGCCCTTTCCGGCCGCACGACAGCCTCGCCGAGCCTCCCCATCACGATCTCCGCCCGTCGCAGCCCCCCCCTGCGCCGGCCGATCCTCTGTAGCGCCTCGATCCTGAGCCGCCCCAAGCACAAATAGGGCCGCGCCGGAATACCTATGCGCGATCCATTTCACGAGCGACTTTGCTTGCTAATATTTCACTTCCACATGTCAGCGGGGAAGTACACGAAATGAATAATCCGTTTGCATCCATGCACACCGATACCGTGCGCGTCGAATCTCCCGACGGGACACAGTCGGGTACGTATATGACTAAGATCGGCGCCAAAAACGGCTATCACGCAGCGACTGTATTCGACGAAAGCTTTATTGGTGCGGAGGGTTGGATATTGTCGAGAGAACTGCCGAACGGCCGCGAAGACACGTACAAGATCGTCGAGGCAAACTACAGCAAAGGTATCAGCGGCATCCCACCTCACTGGAGCCTAAAATTGTATAAGGATGCGTCCCTGCTCCACGTGGCCCAGGGGAAGCCGGCCCCGAGCATTACGATCAATCACTCCCATGGTATCCAGATCGGCGATCACAACGTTCAACATATCGCGAGCAGTCTTGCCGGTTTGATCGAAAAAATCGACGGGTCGGCGGCCTCCGCCCAGGAAAAAGAGGAGGCAAAAAACTTGGTGGGTAAGCTACTCGAAAGCCCAGTTGTAGCCAGTGTCTTGGGCGGAACAGTGTCAGGCGTATTGGCTCTGCTGAAACACAGCTGACCGTTCAACAAGCCGGTTGTATTAAGTTGCGCCCGACACCGGCGGAATGACGTACTCGTCAATACTTCCGCCGGAACAGCATCGACGATTCGTGCAGCCATGCCGAGTGAAGCGAGCTGAGATATTCGGGCAGACCATACACCTCTTGATTGATGTCCGATCGCATCAGCTGGAATACGCTGCCCCGTTCAATGCCACTGTTCGAAACTCAGGTACAGGCCAAACCTCTGCTTCACCCCCTCCAATGCCTCGTCAGCAAACCACTTCATGATGGCATTGTGGGCTTCCATATGCTGAGGCGGGATGACATTGTTATTCGTCTTCGCGGCCTGGTGGATGGCCCACAAGGAAGCGTGTTGGGCATTGAGATGGCGCACATATTCCGCGAGGTCGCGGCCGAATAAGAACTCGATTTTGGGTATGAGGTTCGTCATCTCGCGCCGCTCCGGTACGTGAAGCTGGTCGCACCCACCCTGAACGATAGTAGATGCAAAGGTCCAGACGACCATAAAGAGTTCGTAGCGTTTCTCAAACAGGTCGAGGTTCAATTTCGCCCTCGCGACGCGATATTGCCGCCATGCAATCAGCCCACCGATGATGCCAACGAGCAGCGCTACCACTGCCGCCGGCAACCCCTTCACCAGTTCAAACCCTATCGATTGCGCCCCAGACACTCCCGCTCCGCTGAACTCCGAGTGACCGATTGCCAATTTGACCGCCGAAACCGGCGTACGCCCGGTCAATGTAAAGTAAATGGCTTGCGCCTCGCACGCTGCCAACATAAACCCCCCCGCACATATTTGAATGGCTGGAGCGTACATGAAGTTTGCATGCGCACGACATTGCATAACCAAGGCGCATAAAGCTGCATAGACGAATCCGGCCGCCGGCCTCCACGCGGCCCGCACCCGGCGGCCCCGAGCGCCGGATGCATGCGTGCATAAAAACCGTTCATTTTCGCGGGTAGGTGGGGCGGGGTCACAACTGCGCGCGCCTAGTCTGAATGCTCGTCGGGCGCGACAAGTCATGCCGCTCGTACGCCCCCGGATGCATCAGCTGCGTCACGCCTCTGCCTCGCGCCAGACCGCCGCGGGGTTTTGCTGGCCGGCGGCCACTCCGAGCCGCCGAATTCCATCTCGGCCACGTACGGACGCTGGCACAAAAACGCCGCGGGCACCGAGACCCTGCCGACATTTGCCGGCTTCATCGTGAATGCAGGGGACGAACGTACGCGACCGGCCATGCAGCGACATTCGCGCGCCGCTTAACTGCGGCATTCAGACGCCGCATCAATGTACAAGAGCAGCCCTTTCCGTAGCCCCCGCTACAGGCCGCCGATGGAAGCGCTTGAGCGCAGAAGAGGGAAAAGGGAACGTCGCACGACAGACGCATCTCACGCACAACATGATTGTTTTATGCGCGAGATAGTGATACTGTGCACAAACAGATTCGATTAGGAGGTGGTATGGCGTTCCGGGCAGACGAAGCGGCGCGAGCAGGGCTTGGGAGTGTGTTGGACTACTTGGTCCCACGCGCGCAATACCTGGATGAAGCGGGAAGAGAGGAAAGCCGCGAGGCCCTTCTCGATATCGCAGATCAGCTTGGACCGGTAGTGGAAAGCTATCCGAGCTGGCATCCGCTTGTCCGAAACTACAAAGACGATCGCTGCCCGGCTACGACTCCGGGACCAGACTGCGGATACCATGGACTGGACCACACCCGCTATTTCGCCAATGGCTTCATCACCTGTCCGTACGACGACGGGCAAAGGGTGTTGGATTCAGTGAATGCTCTTCCGTATCATCCTGCCGCGCAAATCACGGCCGAGCGACTCGATGCCAAGTTGTACAACCCAAGTTGCACGCCGATACTCGTCAAATGCGAATGGGCAAAGCCGTTGAATCGAGACGGCACGATTCCGTTAAGTGTCGCGATGCCGCTGCTTCTTGAAAAGGAGCTCCCGTGTGTTTGGGGAGCCGAAGTTGCCGAAACATGGCAGTCGATGCGCTCATATTTTTTGGGACGTCCGCACGGAAGCAGATCGTCGCTGTTTGTCAACCAGGAAACTGGACAAGCGCTCAAAAAGGTTTGGGAGGCGCTGATTTATACGGGGATGTTCGGGCCGATCAAAGTTTGATCGATCTCGACGGATGTACTAGCCGGCCGTGGTCCGTCAGTGGGAGTTTCTTGAATGAAGCGTTCAGGGTCGTTAGCGGACGATCGTCAAAAGGGCGAACGTAGGTCTTAGCGTAGGTCCGGTCCGCGAGCCTTGTCAGAGAAGGAAGAGGTACTGCTGCACCATCGGAGTAACGGTTGCAATGCTGGCGCACGTTGCGTGCTCATGTGAGCGGGAAAGTCGCTTTGGTCGCCGACTTTACCAATGGGTCGGACGGGTCGCGCGTAGTTCGACATCTGGCCAGTTTCCGGCGGCAAGGGCCGACGGCTACCAGCCCATATCGGGGCATTCGCGACCACGTAAATGTGCAAGGGGTTGCATCTATCACAAGAAATCAATAGCACACTCAACGCGAACCCCACTGCATCACTGCGCGGCCGGCATATAAGGGCGAAAGCGAACGACCTCGACGCCGAGCCAATCGTTTACCTCCCGCAGCCGCGCCTTCAGCGGTTCGATCTCGAGTTCGTTGAACACCTCAGCGGCCTTGTGCACGTCACCGAACCCGCCCGCGTTGGACGGAATAATTCCCATCAGCTGCGGCGGCACTCGGTGCGCCGCGAGCTGATCCTCCACCGTCACCTTTTTGATGTTCCAAAACTCGTCCTTTGCCGCGACTTCGCCGATCGGCAGCAGCTGGATGCCGTCCTTCTTCCCCTTCGGCGCGTACATGAACAGGTTCCGGAAATTGCCCGGCCCCTTCGCGTTTCGCAGAGCCTCACGCAGGTTGTCAACGTCCTCCTGTTTCTCGGCCGCGTCGGTCATGTATAGGATGAAGCCCGCATGGCTGCCGTTCTTGTAGTAGCGCCGCCGGAACAGCGTCGCGCTCTCGTTTAGCCACGTCGAATTCAGCGCCGAGAGGTATTCGGGCAGCCCGTAAATCTCCTGGTTCAGATCCGGCTCGTACAGGTGATATACCGCGCCCACGGGAAACGCGTGCGGCTCACGCACGTTCGTCACGAACCAATACTGGCCCGGCTCGATCCCGACCCGCGTGTATTTCGCGAGCGAGCATTTCAGTGCCATCGGCTGGCCGAGCCGATTTGTGCGCAGCTCGAGGTAGCTGTTCGCGAAGACCAGGTACTCGAGCACGAACCGGCTGAAGTCCGCGCGCGACAGCAGCGGATGCTCAACGTACGACTGCACAAGGATGTTGCGCTTCACGTAGATAGCCGAGCTGTGATGCGGCGCTGCGCGAAACGAGCGCGCAAGCCCGTCCAGCGGCAGCGGCGGCTCGTACCAGTTCCCCATGCGCATGCACTCGACGTAGTCGAGCAGCTCGCGCCGGTCGAGCACGGCAACCGGATCGCCGAACGAGAACACCTCGGCGCGCGGCGCCGACGCCGAGTTCGTGCCGGCCGCCGGCTCGGCACGCTCATGCGTGCGACGCCCAGCGCCGCGTCGATACTTGCGTGACATCAGAAAATCTCCATGAATCCGGTGTTGGTACCTGTCGCCCCCTCGAGCGGCTCGTTCGCGAGCGCGTGCATGCACGCCCAGGCGAGGTCGCCGTGGCTCGCCTCTTCTGAGCGGCTCGCCTTGTACGTGACCTGCAGGCCGCTGGGCGTGAGCGTCTTCTTGATTGCCATGAATGACGCAGCGAGATCCTTCCAGCCCGAGTCAAATTCGAACCGGCCCTTGCGGATCACGTTCTGCGCCTTCATTACGAGCGCGGTCTTGATCTCCACCGAGTAGTGGAACGGCGTCGCGGCCGGGAAGAACTTCGTGACGAGCTGGTAAACGCCCTGCCCGATCCCGGTCGTATCGATGCCGATGTAGGTGACCCGGTAGCGCCGGGTCAGCGCCTCGATCTGACCGGCCTGCGCCTCAAAATCGAGGCCGTGCCACTGGAACCGCTCGAGCACGCGGAACTTTCCGCCCGGATACTTCGGCGGCGCCACGACGACACAGCCAGCGCTGTCGCCTGTATGCGACGGGTCGTAGCCGATCCACACCTCTTCGTCGCCGAATGGGCGCAGATACAACGGCTTGAAGTCGTCCCACACTTCCCACGTATCGACCATGCAGGGCTGCAGCGCCGACAGCGGAAACACCGACAGCGAGTCGTCGATGAACTGACACAGCAGCAGGTTCGCGTATTCGTCGGCGCTGTATTCGAGTTTCAGGCGCTCGAGGTCGAACAGGTTGCAGCCGCCGCGCACGGCGTCCTCGACGGTCACGATCTGCCGCCACTGGCCGTCGCCGCACGCGCGGCCCGCAGCGAGCGAGGCATTCGAAATATCGATCGACACGCGCTGATCCTTCGGGCGGCCGCGGTTGAACAGCGCGCCGGACCAGAACGGATACGCGTCGTGTGCGAGGCTCGATGGCGTCGAAAAATACGTCTGACGCCACTGCGAGTGGATCGCCATGCCGGACGCGACCTTGCGCAGGTCCTGAAAGCGCGGCACCCAGAAGTACTCGTCGAAATACAGGTTGCCGTGGTAACTCTGCGCGGTGCGCGCGTTCGTGCCGAGGAAGTACAGCGTTGCGCCATTCGGTAGCACGATTGGGTCGCCCTTCAGCTCAACGCCCACCGTATCTTTCGCGAACTGGACGATGTACTGACGGAACACGTGCGCCTGCGCCTTGCTGGCCGACAGGAAGATCTGATTGCGGCCGGTGTGCAGCGCGTCGAGCAATGCCTCACGCGCGAAGTACCAGGTCGCGCCGATCTGCCGGCTCTTCAGGATGTTGCGGATTCGTTCCTTGAATCCCGCGCGATACCACGTGCGCTGATAGTCGAAGATCGATTCGAGGAATGCATCGTTCAGCTTCTCGATCTGCTCGTCGGTGAACGCGTTGCGCTCGTCCGCGCTGCGCGACCGTCTCGTCCCGCCCGCGCTCCCGCATTGGCTCACCTTCGCGTCGTTCGCCGGGCGCGTGCGCAGCCGGTCGAGCTGACGCGTTAGCAGGTCAATCTCTTTGAAGTCGCGCCCTTCTTTCTTCTCCTTCACGACGAGCCGAATCAGCTGCGCCTCCATCGACAGCGCGACGCGATCGACCGGCTCGGTCTCGTCCCATCGATCGCGCCGCTTCCAGCTGTACAGCGTGGCCGGCTTCTCACCAAGCATGTCGGCGATACGCGCGATGCGATAGCCCTGCCAGTAGAGATCACGTGCGCGTCGGCGTGGATCAACGTCAGATGAATCAATGAGAAGTGCAGTCATGCGGCAAGGCTACCGACGCGCGCGCGCGAGCCCTACTGCCGCCGGTTGTACTGGTTGCGCACACAACCGCTGTTCATTGCGACGCCATCGCGAACTGCCGACACTGGAATCCCTGAATACAGCACCCTGCCCTCTCAGAGGTTTCGCACATGGCACAGGACACGAAGAAGACGAAGTTTTTCCGGATCGCGACCGAAGGCGCGACCACGGACGGTCGCACGATCGATCGCGCGATGCTCGAACAAATGGCCCGCTCGTACGATCCCGCGGTGTACGGCGCGCGCATCAACATGGAACACATTCGCGGGCTTTATCCCGATGGCGCGTTTCGCTCGTATGGCGACGTGATTGCGCTGAAGGCCGAAGAGCAGGACGGCAAGATGCGTCTGCTCGCGCAGCTCTCGCCGACCAAGGATCTGATCGCGATGACCACCGAGCAGCGGCAGAAGGTCTACACGTCGATGGAGGTCGACCCCGACTTCGCGGGCACCGGCGAGGCATATCTGGTCGGTCTGGCCGTCACGGACAACCCGGCGAGCCTCGGCACGGAGATGCTCGCTTTCAGCGCGAAGAACCGTGCGTTCGACACGCGCAAGCTGCGCCCGGAAAACCTCTTCAGCGCCGCGGTCGAAGCCGACATCGAGCTCGAGGACGAAGCCCCGACGCGCACGAGCGATGCCGCGCGTTCGCTGTTCTCCAAGGTCCGCAGCCTGCTCAATCTCAAGGAAGCGTCCGACGATCAGCGCTTCTCCGATCTGTCGCAGTCGGTCGTGGCGGTCGCCGAAAGCCAGAGCCAGGTGCTCGATCAGGTCGAGCGGTTCAGCGGCGAGCTGGCCGACGTGAAACGCGCGCTGAAAGACGCTGAAGCGCGCCATTCCGATCTGGTGCAGAAGCTCTCGCGCACCGACAGCGACCGCCAGCAACGGCCGACGTCGACGGGCGGCGACAACGCCGTGCTGACCGACTGCTGATCGATCTCGCCACCCATTTTCGTAAAACGGAGAATCCATGCGGAACGATACCCGCGAGCTCTATACCCGCTTCGTCGAGCGCATTCAGGAACTGAATGGCATCAGCGATGCGACTGTGAAGTTTTCGGTCGATCCGACCGTGCAGCAGACGCTCGAAACGAAGACGCAGGAATCGAGCGCCTTCCTGAACAGCATCAACGTGATCGGCGTGACCGAGATGGAAGGCGAGAAGGTCGGTCTCGGCGTTTCGGGGCCGTCCGCGAGCCGCACCGACACGAGCAAGCGTGAGCGCGAAACGCGCGACATCGCGACGCTCGACAGCCAACGCTATCGCGCCGAGAAGACGAACTACGATACGCACATCACGTATCAGCGCCTCGACGCCTGGGCGAAGTTCCCGGACTTTCAGGCTCGTCTGCGCGACGCGATCATTCGACGCGCGGCGCTTGATCGGATCATGATCGGCTGGAATGGCGTGCGCGCGGCAGCCGACACCGATCTCGCGGCGAACCCGCTGTTGCAGGACGTGAACATCGGCTGGCTGCAGCAATACCGCAACAACGCGAAGGAACGCGTGTTCTCGGGCGTGAAGATCGGCAAGGACGAGCGGTTCAAGAATCTCGATGCCGTCGTCACGCTCGCGAACAACGAACTGCTCGAGCCGTGGTACGTCGAGGATCCGAATCTCGTCGTGATCTGCGGCCGCGAGCTGCTGCAGGACAAGTATTTCCCGGTCGTGAACAAGGATCAGCCGCCGACCGAAGCGCTCGCCGCGGACGTCATCACGGCGCAGAAGCGCATCGGCAATCTGCCGGCCGTGCGCGTGCCGTACTTCCCCCCGCGCGCGCTGATGATCACGCGCCTGGACAACCTGTCGCTGTACTGGCAAATCGGTGCGCGCCGTCGCGCGCTGATCGACAACCCGAAGCGCGATCGCATCGAGAACTTCGAAAGCTCAAACGATGCGTACGTGATCGAGGAATTCGGCGCGGGCTGCGTGGTCGAGGACATCCGCTTCGTCGACACCGATCCGGCGCCGGACGCACCGGCGGGTGGCGCATGACGAACCCGTTCCGCCAACACTTCCAGCGCACCGTCGCGGCCAAGGCCGCGCGCGGCACGCCGGCGAGCGTCGGCGGGCTGCGCGACGACTCGGCGTACACGCTGATGCTAGCGCAGCTCGACGAGCACCGCCGCGCGCTGAAGGCCGTCGAGTCGCTCGAGCGCAAGGCCGACCTGAAACGGCAGTTCCTGCCGGCGTACGACGCGTGGGTCGCCGGCGTCCTGGACGGCGCCGCGGGCGTGCCGGACGACGTGCTGATGACGGTCATGATCTGGCGCGTCGACGTCGGCGACTTCCGCGGTGCGCTGGAGATCGGCTCGTACGCGCTGCGGCACGGGCTGCCGCTTCCGGACCAGTACAAGCGCAGCACACCGTGCCTACTCGTCGAGGAATTCGCCGAGGCCGCGCTGCGCGCGCATCGCGCAGGCGAGCCGATCCAGGTCGAGCCGCTGCTCGAAATCGAGCAGCTGACGACGGGCGCCGACATGCCCGATGAAGTGCGCGCGAAGCTGCACAAAGCAATCGGCTACGGGCTCACCGCCGCCGAGCCGTCGCGTGCCCTTGACCACCTGCGCCGCGCGCTGCAGCTCTTCGCGAACGTCGGCGTGAAGAAAGACATCGAGCGGCTCGAGCGCGAGCTGAAAAACTCTGCCAGCGGGGGCCAGCGCGGCCCCGATGGCTGACACCGAGCGTACCCCGCGCACCAGGCGGCACGGGGCCGTAGCCGGCGCTGCGCGCGCGAAAGCCCCGTCCACCGCCTCATATTTTCAACGTGACGAACACGACCATGTCCTTTGTCTCGACCCCGCCGCTGGCGCAGTCGCCGCAAACGGCGGCGCCGCCGATTGCGAACGACGCGTTCTACCCGGCCGTGTCACTCGAACACGCACGCGACACGATGCGCCTCGACGGATCTGTGACCGATGCCCGTTTGCGGCACGAGCTGCTCGCGGCAATCGCCAGCGTCAATGACGAATTGCGCGCGGCGCGCGCGGCGTGGCGCGATGCCGGCTTCGTGCGGCTCGCCGATGTACCGGCCGACCAGCTCGACGGCGAAAGCGTGCTGCTGCAGCACTACCGGCGCGCCGTGTACTGCCTCGCGAAGGCGACCCTCATCGAGCGGTACCGCGATTACGACACGACCGGCGACGGCGCACGCCGCGCCGACGACCTGGAGCCTCAGAGCGACGAACTACGCCGCGATGCGCGCTGGGCGATCAGCGACATCGTCGGCCGGCCGCGCGTGACCGTGGAGCTCATCTGATGCAAGCAACGTACCGAATCCGTCGCCTGCCGCAGGACCGCGTCATTGATGGCCGACACGTCGCGGCACCGTTTCAAGTTCAGCGCCGCATCGCGGGACTCTTCTGGCGCGAAATCGCTCTGTGCTCCGACCTCGACACTGCGTCGTTGATGGTGCGGGCCGCAGTACGCGCGCGTCAGCTGGCGTCATTGAAACCGCGGCTCGTCGCCCATTACGGTGCGGATGGTCAGGAGCTGTCCTGATGTGGGTGCGCGCGCTCCAGGGCGAAACCGTCGACGCACTGTGCTGGCGCGTGCTCGGCCGCACGCGCGGTGTCGTCGAGGCGGTGCTCGAGCTGAACCGGGATCTCGCGCAGTACGGCCCGATCCTGCCTCACGGGCTGCTCGTCGAGCTGCCCGACGAACCACCGCAAGCGGCGCAATCGGGCGCCGAGCGGCTCCAGTTATGGGACTGAGAATGGCTGAACCTATTTCCACGTCGTCCGCGACGACCGCGGCGCTCGGTGTCGCGACGCTGTCGCTGTTTCCCGGCGTCGACGCCAATGTCGTCATGGGTGCCTTCGCCGGCTCGCTGCTGTTCGTGATGACCGCGGCCGACCCGTCGATCCCGAAACGCGTCGCGTTCTTCGTGATCTCGTTCGTGGCGGGGTGCCTGACCGCAGACCTGTTCGCAGCCGGTCTCCACGCCGTGCTGCCCGCGCGCATCGACGTCCACGCCGGCATCGGCGCGCTGATCTCCTCGGCGCTCGTCGTGAAATTGCTGCTGTGGCTCATCGCGCAGGCTGACGCGCCCGACCGGTTGCTGAACGTGTTCAAGGGGAGGGAAAAGTGATGCTCACGGCCGTCTACGTGCTGTTGTGCGCCGCGCTCGCGCTGCGCCTGGTGATTTTTCGCCGCGGCACGAGCGCCCACCGACCGCTCGCGTCGTGTCTCGCCTACGCACTCGCGGTTGCCGCCGGCGCCGCGCCCATTCGCGCCGCGTTCGGCATGCTGCCGCCGGCAAATGTGGCTGACACCGTCCTCGTCGGCGTCTTGTGCCTGGCCGTGTACGGCGTGCGCGGCAACGTCGTCGAGCTGTTCCACCGCGGCAATCCGCGCGACTCGCTGATCGCGCGTGTGCTGCAGTTCAAACCGTGGGGGCGCCATGTATAAAACCCTGCGCCTAGGCGACCGCGGCGCCGACGTTGCCTACCTGCAGCGCCAGCTCATCGCGGCCGGCGCGCGCATCAACACCGACGCAATCTACGGCAGCGCGACGCGCGTCGCCGTGGTGGCATTCCAGGCGTCGCACGGCCTGGTCGCCGACGGCATCACCGGCCCGAAGACGTGGGCGGCACTGGCAGCCGGCCGGCGCGATCCGCGGCACCTGACTGATGCGGATCTGCAGCGCGCGGCCGATCGGCTGCAGGTCGATCTCGCGGCTGTGCGCGCAGTCAACGAAGTCGAATCGCGCGGCGCCGGCTTTCTGCCGGACGGCCGTCCTGTGATCCTGTTCGAGCGGCACATCATGTATCGGCAGCTCGCGGCCGCCGGCCTGGACGCCGACGCGCTCGCGGCAAAGTATCCGGGCGTCGTCAACTCGAAGCCCGGTGGCTACGCCGGCGGCACGGCGGAATACGCGCGCCTGGCGACCGCGTCGCAAATTTCCGCCGCATGCGCACTCGAAGCGGCGAGCTGGGGCGGGTTCCAAATCATGGGCTTTCACTGGAACCTGCTCGGCTATCCGGACGTATTCGCGTTCGTCGAAGCGATGAAGGTAAGCGAAGCCGAGCACCTCGAGGCGTTCGTGCGCTTCATCCTCGCTGACAAGGCGCTGCTCGCCGCTCTGCGCGGCCGGAAATGGGCGAAGTTCGCCGAGCTGTACAACGGCCGCGATTACGCGGATCACCTGTACGACGTGAAGCTCGAACGGGCCTTCGAGCGCTACAGCCGGGCAGTCGCATGACCGGCGGCGCTCGCATTCTCGTCGCCGGCGCGATCGCGCTCGCCGCGGCCGTCGTCATCGCGATCCAGCATGCGCTCCTGGTCAGCGCCGGCCAGCACGCCGACGATCTCGCGCGCGACGTGCGCGAACGGACAGCCGAGCGCGACGCGGCGCGTCGCGACGTGAAGATCGTTACGCAGTACGTCGACCGTGTCCGCGTTGTCCGCGAAAAGGGCGACACCATCATCAAAGAGGTACCCGTTTATGTGGATCGCGAAGCTGATCGCGCCTGTGTTGTTCCTCTCGGGTTTGTGCGCGTGCACGACGCGGCCGCCGCCAATGTGCCGCTGGGACATCCCGGAAGCACTGATGCGGCCGCCACGGGCGTTGCACTCTCTGCCGTCGCCGCGACCGTCGCCGATAACTACACCACCTGCCACGAAAACGCCGAACAGCTGATCGCCCTGCAGGCACGCGTGCGTGACATCGAGAAGGAGGCGCCGTGAACAAACCGAACAGCCTGCGCGCAGCGCTGACGGCCGCCCTGCCCGAGTTCGCGCGCGATCCGGACCGGCTGCACATCTTCATCGAACACGGGTCGATTGCCGTCACCGCAGCGAATTCGCTGTCGTTCGAGTATGCGTACACTCTTGACATCATCGTGACGGATTACGCCGGACATTCGGATCAGCTGATGGTGCCGATCATCGCGTGGCTGAAGGTTCACCAGCCCGAGCTGCTGCTGAACCGCGACCTCTGCCGCGATGGGTTCAAGTTCCAGGCCGAGTTGCTCGACAATGGGAAGTCCGATGTCGAAATCCTGCTGAAGCTGACGGAGCGCGTCGGTGTCGCCGAGCGGCCGGACGGATTCGAGATCCGCCACTTTGGCGAGCCGCCGATCGCGGGAACGTGATGGCCGATCGTCTCTCGCGCGCTGAGGAATGGGCGTCCGGCCTACTGGGCCAGCTCACGAGTGCGCAGCGTGCGCGCCTAGCGAAGGAACTCGCGGCCGAACTGCGCCGGCGCCAGTCGCGACGCATCGCAGAAGCCCGCAACCCGGACGGCAGCAGATACGCACCGCGCAAGCCGCAGGCGCGGCGCAAGAAGGGCCGCATCCGGCGCGCGATGTTCTCCAAGCTGCGCACTGCCCGCTTCCTGAAAACCGCCTCGAGCGCCGATGCATCGGTGCTGCATTTCACGCGCGACGTCGAGCGCATCGCACGCGTGCATCAGGAGGGCCTGCGCGATCGGGTGCAGCGCGACGGGCCGATCGTGCAGTATCCGGCGCGCGAGCTGCTGGGTCTCGCGGACGCCGACGTCGAGCGAATCGCGGACATCGTCCTCGATTTTCTCTCGCAGTAGAACAAACCATCGGTAGGTATTTAGATGACGGCATGAGTTGGTGGATCCGTTACTCCCGCTCCGTGACTCGATTGTCGGCCGCAATGGCGTCCATCGTTGAAACCAGGCTCGTAAGCAAGTCGGCGTGGTGACGACGCAAGTGAGCCTGGATATTGCCGTTTCGAAGCAGGCGCGCCATGAAGCTTTTTGCAACTACCAACGAAAGCATCGTGTCGCCCATCTCGTCCTCGACGGCTTGACAATCTTGGCGAAGTCTCTCCATTTCGCTTTCCATCTTCGCAAGGTCTTCAGGTGATATTTCGTCTTTTCTCTTCGGTTTCACCGAGTCCATCAGCGCCTCGGTACGCGTCGCAACCAGAATCATTTCGGCATAAGCGGCTGTGAATTTATTGGCCGCGACCATCATTTCGGCTGCCTCTATTTGCCTGTAGGGCTTCATTTTCTTTAAGGTTGAAAAAACCTTCGGGGCAACCTGTCGATTCTTTAAAATCGAGGCAGCCTCCGGGGCAACGCCGTCCAGCAAGGTTGCCCGCTCCCGAATATTTCGAACATCCATTCGTAGCACTTCGGCAATCCTCTGCTCCGACGCCCCCTTAGCCAACGCAGCGCGAATCATCTTATGCTCCTGCACTGCAGATAAACGCGTAACGTGTCTATTAAAGGTGAAGCCCTCATCATCAGTCGAAACCATGCAGGGAGCGGTGTCGTGGCCGAGTTCCTTCAGTGCTTCAAGCCGCAATCTTCCGTCAAGCAGATCGTAATCCCCCAACCGTCGCACGGATCGGAATACCGCTAATGGCTCAACGATACCCAACTCAGCAATGGAGCTGAGTATCGTTTTGTATTTAGAAGATTCAACAGCGCCTTTTTTTAGCAAATCTTCGACGATAATTTTGTTGAGCGGGATATAAACAACCTGAGATTCGAACCCATGTTTCACATTGCTCATGGCATAAGCTCCGCGGGGATACGAGAGGCAACGGCCTCAGGGATATCATTTATGCCCTCTGCCCTCAAAAGCGTCCTGAAATGCTCATCAGCCAGAAAGTGCCGTAACGCCGATGTGATCAGAAGTAACCTCTGCTCTTGTAAGTTAGCGTTCTGCACGATCAGTTTTTGCCGACGTACTTCGTTCTTGTAGGTGCGCAGTAGCTTTTGGGGAGTCGGTCTATCGCCCGGCGCGGGGCGACCATGAAGCTTCTTGCCAGCGACCTCTCGCTTGCTGAGAAGGCGGCGAACCCGCAGCAATTGGTCGCCGGTCAATGTTTTGGATTCGTAAGCGGCGACCATAGCGGCCTGAACCTCATCATTCGACGCGCGTGCGACCTCGACCGCGAGCCAAAGTGGCATAACGCGTTTCTCCACCGCCTGTATTAACCGCTGCTCCCCCTTCTCCAGTAGTTGCAAAATACCGTTGATATAGGATTGGTCTAAGTTCGTTTTTGTTGCAATCTCCTCTGTGCTATAACCTTTTGCGCGCAGCGTCTGTAAGGCACTCAAAAGTTCGGCGTTGGAATGGCGCCTTCGCGCAATATTCTCCGTCAATGTAATGAGGTAACGATCAATCTCACTTGCCTCAATAATGCAGCACGGAATCATCGTCTCGCCGAGAGCCTTGAGAGCCTCCAGGCGGCCTTGTCCACACAACACCTCATACCATTCCCCCTCTGCATCGCACCCACCATGCGCGACCGTGATAGGCCGTTTGAGCCCCACCGACGCTATGTTCTCGACCAGTTGCGAGAAAAAATATGCGTTCCGTGTCCGAGGGTTGAGTACGCGAAGCCGCGCAATTTGAATCAAGGTGATTTCGTCGCTGCGCGACAGCGCCGAATATAACTTGTCAACTCGATCATTCATAGCTGAATCCCTTCAATGGGACACGGCGAGCCAAGTGGCACAGCATGCTGAGGTCGTCGTATCTATATGCCTCAAATCCGAAGTCGTTGTAGTCGTTCAATCGAATGATCTCCGGCGACGTGTCGATAGCTGGCAAGAGGTAATAGTCGCGGATCGTTCTTGCGTCGAACTCCATACGAACTCCAACCGTAATGTCGGGGCACAGTACATTATCGAAGCGAATGATCCATCGATTTGATCCGGCAGCGGTCGGTCTGCAACGCGACAGAGCAAGCGATACTTTGAACTCTTCGTTGACCCACAAAAGACCAGACACGGTGTCTCTTCGGATTCGGGCCCCCGCATCAATCATGGCGTGCTCGGCCTGCGAAACGATTTGTGGATAAAGTTCCCGGAGACGGCGATTGCTCTCCACATAGCTGTAATCTCGACCCGGTCTATAGTCGATCAGATCGTATGTCCGCAGCAAACTACCGAAGCGATTTGCATAAGCACTACTAGACGGGCAACATGGCGCTTCATCGATTATGATTCCGGTAAGGTAGCCAGTGCGCAGCAGAAGCTTACGTAGCGCATCCAGCATGTCTCTATCACTCAGGCGATAAGAGCGCGCCAGAATTATTTGCCGAGCCGCCTGAAACATAATTCGATCAACTATGGGCGCAAACGCATTGTCAGCCCTAATCCATGAGGCTGGCGGATTACGGATTCGCTCCTGCTTGAGCCTAAACGACACACGGTTCCATACGTTGTCGCCCACGTATTTATCGTTGATCAGGATTTGGTGAACGGTTCCCCTAGTCCACTGGGTGCCACGGTCTGTTCGAACGCCTGCCTCATTCAGTGCTACGGCAATCTCCGACTCAGAACACCCATCCTCGACGAACCTCCGATAGATGTCCTGGACGATCGCCACTTCCTCGGCGGGTCCGGGAGCCAAAATGACCCGGTCCGTCTGAATGGCCTTGTGCTCGCCGCGATTCAGCTCACCTTTGATGTTGCCTGCTTCATCCACTCGAACGCGACGCAGCCCGTATCCCGCCGGGCCGCCTTGTCGAAAGCCGTTTCGGATGAGGCGACACTGGCCGGCATGCACTTTCACACTGAGCTCGCGACTATATTCGCCCGCCATCGTCCGCTTAACGCTCTTGATGATGCTGGAGACCGGGCTGCCATCATTCTCAAATTGCTCAGCGCAGTAAAGCACCTTCACACCCGCGTGCTTGCAACGGATTTCGTAGCTAGCGCTCTCATCTGGATCTTGAAATCGTCCCCAGCGGCTGACGTCATACACTAGGATCACCGAGAAGTCCGCCGAACGAGACTCTACATCCTGCAGCAGCGCTTTCAGCGCGTCACGGCCGTCAAGACGCAGCCCGCTTTTTCCTTCATCGGCATAGATGCGAACGACCTCCATGTTTCTGTCTTCCGCAAACGCAAGAATGACATCTTTCTGATTCTCGGTTGAGTATTGTTGATGCTCCGTCGACATCCGTACGTACGCTGCCGCCCGGCTTCGGACGTAAGATCCGCACGTAGCTTCGTTGCGTGATGCCTGTTCCACTCTGCCTCCGTGAATCGCGGGAAATCAGTCCTTGCCACAGGCCGTCAAAGGGGAACGAATCGAACCGAGCCCCTTTTCAGTGCACGCGTTCAGTGAATATAGTTTTGGAGGCGCGAAAAATGTTGCCGACAACACGCAAAAAGTTGCGCGCGAAAAAAGAAGATATTGGCGCTGAGTATCCTTTGGTGATCGCTCTGGCGCTCAAAGAAGAGTTCGGTGGCTCGCGGCAGACGATAAAACGACTTGCCCGTTGGACCGGCGCGAGTGAGCGAACTGTTCAGAACTGGCTCGGCGGTGTTCGCGGCCCAAGCGGGCCTCACTTGGTGGCGCTGGCTAGGCATTCAGATGGGATTCATTTTGCTTACCTGTCCTTGACAGGTAGGGTGGGCGCACCGGATTCAAATGTCAGTACCTCTGTGGAGCTGTTGCGAGAAGCGCTGTCCTTATTGACTGCGCGTCGCACCTCATAACTGAGTCGATCTAGCGACCGACGACCGCCAGCTAGCTCGTCGCACTTGTGGCGCTATAACGTCCAGTTGGACTTTCGATCTTTTGTCGAAATGGGGCTGCGCCTACTGACTTTGCGTTGTGGAGCGGCTCCGTACAACCATTTCCGCGTGATCCCCCTCCCGCGCGCGCGGCATCCTTGCCGCATGGATGATTTTGCTGACCTGAACCGCCGACTCGAAAGCCTGTTGCGCGAGGGCACCGTGATCGACGTCGACCACGGTGCCCGCCGCGTGCGCGTGGAATCGGGCGGACTGCAAACCGACTGGATTCGTTGGCTCGCGCAGCGCACCGGCGACAGCATCGTGTGGGACCCACCGTCGATCGGCGAACCCGGACTGCTGCTGTGTCCGTCGGGTGAACCAACCACCGGTCTGTTCCTGTCTGGCGTGTACTGCGACGGTCACGACGCGCCCAGCTCGAATCCGCACGAACACGTGCGCATGTACGGCGACGGCGCACGTATCGCATACGACTTCGCGGCGCACGCGCTCACCGCCACGCTGCCCGCCGGCGCGACCGTGCATGTCGTCGCGCCGGGCAGCGTCACGGTCGAAACCAACAGCGCAACCGTCAAGGCAAAGACTGTCACCCTCGACGCCGACGATACGACCGTGACGGGCGCGTTGCTTGTGAAGGGACCACTCACATTCGAGTCCGGCGCCACAGGTAAGAACGGAGGCGGCACGGGCTCGCGCGCCGTGATCGAGATCGAGGGCAGCGCCCACTTCACCGGCGTCGTATCAGCAGACGTCGACGTGCAGTCGAATAACGTGAGCCTCGTGAAGCACCCGCACCAGGCGCAAGGCGAATTCGCGCAGACCTCGAAACCGATCGCGGGTGGCGCATGATCGGCATGAACGCACGCACTGGCCGCGCGATCGCCGGCCAGGCCCACATTGAGCAATCCGCCGCGGACATCCTGTTCACGCCGCTCGGCACGCGCGTCATGCGGCGCGACTACGGTTCGCTCCTGCCCGCGCTGATCGACGGGCCGGTCAATCCGCTGATGCGCATGCGGGTGATGGCGGCATCCGTCATGGCGCTGGCACGCTGGGAGCCGCGAATTCAGGTCAATCAGGTGGATTTCACCACCACCGGCGTCGACGGCGGTGCCGTGCTCGAGCTGCATGGCGAGCGCACCGACGGCCCGCGCGCCGGCACGCCGTTCTCCATGCGCCTGCCGACGTCGAGTGGCCGCATTGCAGGTCGAGGTGTGGCATGAGAACGACGCCAATCGACCTGTCGCAGCTCCCCGCGCCGGACATCGTCGAAGAGCTGGACTACGAGACTATCTTCGCCGAGAAGAAGGCCCGGCTCATTTCCCTGTACCCGAAGGAACAGCAGGACGAGATCGCCGCCGCGCTCGAGCTCGAATCCGAGCCGATGGTCAAGCTGCTGCAGGAAGGTGCCTACGAAAAGATGCTGCTGCTCGCGCTGGTGAACGAGAAGGCGCGTGGCTTGCTGCTCGCGTACGCGAAGGGCACGACGCTGGAGCATCTCGGCGCCCTGTTCGATGTCGAGCGTCTGCTGATCTCGGCCGGCGACCCGGACAACGGCATCGATCCGGTCTACGAGGACGATGACAGCCTGCGCGAGCGCATCCAGCTCGCGCCGCGCGGCTTTTCGGTGGCCGGCCCCGACGATGCGTACGTGTTCCACGCACGCGCGGCGGATGGACGTGTGAAGGCGGCGACCGCGTACAGCCCGTCGCCGTGCGTGATGGTCGTCACGATCCTATCGCGCGAAGGCGACGGCACCGCCAGCGAGGAACTGCTCGACATCGTCCGGAAGAACCTCGAAAAGAAGCGCCCGCAGGCCGACGAGGTCATTGTCCAGAGCGCGAAGATCGTGCCGTACGCGATCCGCGCGACGCTGCGCTTCTTCAACGGACCGGACCGCGCCGTTGCGATCGCTGCGTCGCGGAAGAACGCCCAGCAGTTCGCAGATGCCATGCACCGTCCTGGTTCCGAGATCACGCTGGACGGCCTGTATGCATCAATGCGCGTGGCCGGCGTCCAGAAGGTGCTGCTCGACACGCCGGCCAACGGCGTGCCGATCGCGATCGACGAGGCGCCGTACTGCACCGGTATCGAGCTGATCGACGGCGGGGTAGCCGATGAATAAACCGACCCGTTCACTGTTGCCGCCGAACGCGACGGCGCTCGAGCGACGCCTGGCCGAAGCCAATGCGGACCTGCTCGACATCCCGGTCGAGCTCGACACGCTGATGGACCCGGACCGGATCCCGCTGCGCTTTCTGCCGTGGCTCGCGTGGCACATGGGCGTGGACACGTGGCGCGACGAATGGCCCGAGCAGGTCAAGCGCGCGCGTGTGAAATCGGCAATTCGCATCGCCCGCAAAAAGGGCACGGCCGACGCCGTGCGCGACGTCTGCGCGTCGTTCGGCGCGAACGTCGTGATGCGCGAATGGTTCGAGATGACGCCGCGCGGCGTGCCGGGCACGTTCGAGATCGTGATGACGGTAGGCAGTCGTGAAGGCGTGCCGGCCACCGCGCAGTACGTCGCCGACATTCGCGCCGAAGTCGATCGGGCGAAGCGGGGAACCGCGCACTACATCTTCAAGCAAGGCTACAGCGCGATCGGCACGCAGCACGTCGGCGCGGGTGCACGCGCCGCGGTCTATCGCCGGCTGTCCCTCTCGGAAACCTGAACATGGCTGGAAACCTCATCAACATTACCGACGCCGGACGCGCGGCGCTCGTCGCAGCTGGCAATACCGGCACGGTTGCCCGCCGCGTGACCGAAGTCGGTCTCGGCACCGCGGCATTCACCTTCGACAAGGGCATGAAAACCATGCCCGCCGAGCGCAAACGCGTGACCACGTTCGGCGGCGAAAACGTCGCGCCCGATACAGTGCATGTCGTCATCCAGGACGACACCGACGATCAGTATTCGCTGTTCGCGTACGGTCTGTACCTCGACAACGGTGTGCTCTTCGGCGTCTACGTTCAGGACACGCCCATTCTGGAAAAGTCTCCGGCGGCGATGATGCTGCTTGCGAGCGACATCGTATTCAAGTCGATCGACGCATCGCAGCTCCAGTTCGGCCCCGCCACGTTCCTGAACCCACCGGCGACGATGGACCGCAAGGGCGTCGTCGAGCTCGCGACGACGGAAGAGGTCGCCGCAGGCACTGACGCGACGCGCGCCGTGACGCCGGCTACGCTCAAGCCACGGCTCGACGCGAAGGCCAATCTTTCGGGCGCAGACTTCACGGGCCGCGTCAGCACACGGGACGTCGTGCATCTCGCGTCGGCACCGGGCGGAACCGGCGCGATTCTCGGCGCCGGCAATGGTGATGGCGCATCCGCCTCGACGACCAACGTCGCGTTGCGTTCGTGGTATGGCATCGGGTTCGCGCCAACGATCGACGGCATGCCCGTACCGCGAACGGAATTTTCGCACTGGTTCGATACGCGTACCGGCAATACCGGCTTTCGCGGCACGCTCGACGTCGGCGGCCTCATCACGGCTCAAACGCCTCCATCGGGCGACGCATCGAAGCGCGTGCCAACGACCGAATGGGTTGTCGCAGCGATCGCGTCGGCCGGCATCGGCACGATCGTGTTCGAGCCGCGCACCAGCGTGCGCGCCGGCTTTCTGAAATTGAACGGCGCGCTCGTCAACCGCAGCGACTATCCCGCGCTGTGGGCGTACGCACAGGCGAGCGGCGCGCTCGTCGCCGAGTCGGCGTGGGGGCAGAACAATTGGGGATGTTTCTCGACGGGCGACGGCGCGACGACGTTCCGTCTGCCGGAGCTGCGCGGCGAATTCTTGCGCTGCTGGGACGACGGCCGCGGCGCGGATTCTGCGCGCGGGATTGGCACTTTCCAGAGCTTCCAGAACGCATGGCATGCGCACGGGGCATCGTCGGCAGCCGTCGGCGACCATACGCACGGCGCCTGGACGGACGCGCAAGGCTGGCATGGTCACCACGGCTGGACCGGCGGCGGCGGCGGACACAATCACAACAACGGGATTTTCAGCCGCTTACTGCGGCCGCCTTACGGTGGGTCGCTAACCGGTTCCGACCAGGCCGGTAGCGGCTCCGAGCAGGCGGTCGGTGCAGGCGATTCGGCCGACATCGCGTGGTCCGGCGATCACGCACACGAGTTCAATACCGAAGGCTCCGGCACGCACAGCCATAACGTCGGGATCGGCGGCGCCGGCGCACACGCGCATGCCATTACCGTGAACGGGGACGGCGGCAACGAGGCCCGTCCCCGGAACATCGCCATGCTCGCCATGATTCGCGCTTACTGAAACGACACCTATGCTCATCCATCAATACGACGCCGAAACCGGACAGTACATTTCCAGCCATCTCGCCGACGTGGATCCGAAGAACCCGAATCGCTGGCTCGTGCCAGCGTTCAGTACGCTCGATCCACTGCCGGAGCGCACGCCGCGCACCTGGCCGTTTTACCGTAACGGTGCATGGACGCTCCTGCCTGATCACCGCGGACAGGTTCTGTATCGACAGGACACCGGCGAGCCGGCCGAAATCCTCGCGGCCGGCACGACGCCCGAAGCACAGGGGCTCACCGAAATTCCACGTCCGTCGCCGGAGCACGTGTGGCGCGACGGCGGCTGGGTCCTCGATCCCGCGCTCGTGGCTCAACGAGCACGGGAAGCAGCGATGGTCGAGTTCGAATCACGTATGGCGCGCGCGCGTCAGATGAACGCCGGCAAGGCGGACGCGTATGCGGCAGGGCTGTTGTCGATGGAGGAGGTGTATTACTTCCGCGCATGGTCGGCCTATCAACTCGATCTGGTGCGCGCGATTCAGTCGGACGGCTTCCCCGACACCGTGCATTGGCCCGACGATCCGGTCCCCTTCGAAGTCGCGTGCGAACCGGCGCTTGCGGAATTCGAGGCGCGAATGGCGAAGGCAAAGAGCTTTATCGACGGGAAAGCCGACGCGTATGCGGCAGGCGAGCTGTCGGACGAAGAGCAGTACAACTATCGCGCATGGTCTGCGTATGCCGATCGGCTCACGCATACGCTGAATCGCGAAACGTTCCCGAATGTGGTGTGGCCGAAGGAGCCGGCGCCGTATGTTGCGCCGTCGGTGCCGAGTGCGACTGCTGATGATGAAGGCGTGGCGTAAGCGCTCTGGAAGAGAGGCGGTCGGCGAGTGACGCCCCAAGTCGTTATTTGCCGTTCTTCTCCCACAAGCTTGCCCAGGCACGCATCTCTTCGAGGTTTACGCAAACATCGCGCAGCACGCCGTCGGCTCCCCCGGGATGCAACTGATGCTTGCGCACACTGTAGAAGTCGTTGGCGAGGGAAATAATTTTTGTCGTTCGTTCAAAGCAGTAGCCGCAGTGAAGACGCATGCGGCTATGCAGTACCTCGAGCTGAGCCAAAGCGAGAGGATTGGGCTCTGCCAACTCATTGTTGCGAAAAACATTTTCTATTTCGTTTGCGATTTCACGGATAACTTTCGATGTTTTCATTTCCCCTTCCGTTTATTGCGGAACGCTAAGTTTGTGGCCAAATAGCAGGCAATGTCACGGCACGTCGAGCCGACAGTGATTGTACGTTTCGTTAAGGCTCAGCGCATATGTGTCTTAATTCGCAATCGTTTTACGGACACGTTTTTTTTTAACTTTCTATCCCTTTATCTAACGACGACGTCACCACGCAGTAACAACCGCCGCTGGGAGCACATCCAGACTTGCCAGATGGTCAATCGAAGCGCGTGCCCCATACAGGACATCCATTGCGGAAGCTGTAACCGAAAACTCGGAGCCGGCGAGTACATCCGGCTCACCATCAAATGCCCGCGCTGTCGGGCTATGAACGTGTTGAGGGCCGAGCGCCGCTTACCCGCAGGCCGCCGAGTCTCCGCTACGAGGGGTTCGCTCCATGCAACTACTCATTTCCGCTGACCTGATCAACCGCATTCACCAAGCCGACGCACCGAACGTGCTCGCGCGCTACCTGATAGTTGTGTCGATCTGACCTCCACGGATCCGCCCTACTCGTCCGGCGGCACGACCGGCGCCTCGCGCGGCCAGTCGCTGTCGAGCAAGTACATCTGCGGGGCGTGAAGACGATCTACCCGGAGTTCCAGTACGACAGCAAGGTTCAACGGTCGTGGTCGTTCTGGTGCATGACCCGGCCCGCCGAGGTCTATCGCGTCAGTCGCAATGAAACAGAACTGGATCGGATGTGAGCTGGAGCCCACCTACCACCAGGTCGCGACGCCACGCCTTGCCGGGCTCAACAAACCCACCGTCGCTGCATAACGTCATCCCGCTGCGGTTTCGGTTGTGGCCGACCGCTGCACAACCACGCGGGCGTGATCTGCGCGCGCGCGAACGGCAATCTTTTCGGGAGCCTCACTTCCGGGAGATTGCATGCCCTCTGATTACCACCACGGCGTACGCGTCATTGAGATCAATGACGGTACGCGCCCCATCCGCACGGTCAGCACGGCCGTGATCGGTATGGTCTGCACCGGCGACGACGCCGATCCGACCACCTTCCCCGAAAACCGTCCCACCCTCATCACGGACGTGCAGGCCGCGATCGGCAAGGCCGGCACCAAGGGCACGCTCGCGCGCGCGCTCGATGCGATCGCCGCGCAAACTTCGCCGATGATCGTCGCCGTGCGGGTGCCGACCGGCAAGGATGCAGACGCGACGACCAGCAACGTGATCGGCACCACGACGACCGACGGCCAGTACACCGGCATGAAGGCGCTGCTGGCCGCGAAGAGCCGCCTCGGGGTAAAGCCGCGCGTGCTCGGCTGTCCCGGCCTCGACACGCTGCCGGTTGCCGCCGAGCTCGCCACGATCGCACAGAAGCTGCGCGGCTTCGCATACGTCAGCGCGTTCGGCGCGCAGACCAAGGAAGAGGCGGTCGCCCACCGGGCCAATTTCGGTCAGCGCGAGTTGATGACGATCTGGCCGGACTTCGTGAACTGGAACACCGCAACCAACGCCGAGGACATCACGTGGGCGACGGCGCGCGCGCTCGGCATGCGCGCGAAGATCGACGAGGAAATGGGCTGGCACAAGACGATCTCGAACGTCGTCGTGAACGGCGTCACCGGCATCAGCCGCGACGTGTTCTGGGATCTGCAGGATCCGAATACCGATGCCGGCTACTTGAACAGCCACGACGTCACCACGCTCGTGAACTCGGACGGTTACCGTCTATGGGGATCGCGTACCTGTTCCCAGGACAAGCTATGGGCCTTCGAGAACTACGTGCGCACCGCGCAGGTGATCGCCGACACGATGGCCGAGGCGCATATGTGGGCGGTCGACCAGCCGATGAGCCGCACGCTGATCAAAGAGATCGTGGACGGTGTGAACGCGAAGTTCCGCGCATGGAAGACGGCGGGCTACCTCATCGATGGCGAGTGCTGGTTTGATCCCGCCGCCAACGAGAAGGATTCGCTGAAGGCAGGCCAGGGCTTCCTCGACTACGACTTCTGCCCGACCCCTCCGCTCGAAGACCTGACGTTCCGCCAGCGCATCACGGACCGCTACCTGCTCAAGTTCGCGCAAAGCATCGCGGTCTGACGTCACCGCACTCACCATAGGGAAACGCAATGGCTCTGCCATCCAAACTGAAGAATTTCAACGTGTTCGAAGACGGCGTCTCGTTCGTCGGCGAAGTGCCCGAAATCCAGCTGCCGAAGCTGTCTCGCAAGATGGAAGCGTATCGCGGCGGCGGCATGAACGCCGAAGTCGACGTCGACCTCGGCATGGAGAAGATGGAGCTCGGCCTCACGATGGGCGGCTTCATGAAGGAGATGTTCAAGACGTGGGGCACGTCGAAGATCGACGGCGTCACCGTGCGCTTCGCCGGTTCCTACCAGCGCGACGACACCGAAGAAACGGACGCGGTCGAAGTGTATGTGCGCGGCCGCTACAAGGAAATCGACCCCGGTAAGGCCAAGGCCGGCGACAACGCCGACCAGACCGGCACGATGTCGCTGTCGTACTACCGCCTCGTCTGCAACGGCGAGACGCTGATCGAGATCGACATCCCGAACTTCGTCGAGATCGTCGGCGGTGTCGATCGACTCGCGCAGCAGCGCCGCGACATCGGCCTGTAATCCCAATCCATTCCCTCTCTCAGGAAACACACCATGCAATCCAAGCAATCCGCCGTCATTACGCTCGATACGCCGATCAAACGCGGCGAGCAGGAAATCACTGCCGTCACGCTGATAAAGCCGGTCGCCGGCGCGCTGCGCGGCGTCGCGCTCACCGACGTGCTGCAGCTGGACGTGATCGCGTTGTCGAAAGTGTTGCCGCGCATCAGCGATCCTGTTTTGACCACGCAGGATGTGCTGCGCCTGGACCCGGCCGATCTGGTGCAGCTCGGCACGGAGGTGGCTGGTTTTTTGGTGCCGAACTCGTCGAAGGCGGACGTCTCCCTCGAACCGTCGACGACGTGATGGCCGACATCGCGCTCGTGTTCCACTGGTCGCCCGACGTGATGGCCGCCATGCCGCTGTCGGAGCTGATGGACTGGCGCGAGCGCGCACGTGAACGCTACGAGCAGGGTAACGAATGAGCGATCGTTCGCTGCGCCTCGAGGTCGTGCTCAAGGCGCTCGACCAAGCGAGCCGCCCAATTCGCGAGATCACCGGGCGCAACCGCGCGCTGGTGAAAGACCTGCGCGACACGCGCACGCGGCTCAAGGAACTCGGCGACACCCAGAAGCGTATCGGCGAGTTCCGGGAGTTGCGTCGCGGCATGCAGGAAACCGAGGCGAAGGCGCGCGCTGCGCAGGAGCGCGTGCGCCAGCTCGCGCAGCAGATGAAAGCGGCCGAGCCGCCAACACGCGCGCTCACTCGCGAACACCAGCAGGCCGTACGCGCGGCGAAGGCGCTTGCCGGCCAGCTCGATCAGGAACGTCAGCGACTCGACGGCGTGCGCTCGAGTCTCGCCGCGAGCGGCGTCAGTACACGCAATCTTGTCGAACACCAGCGGGCGCTACGCTCGAGCATCGCCGAAACGAACGCGGTGCTGACGGAACATGCGCGGCGCCTGGACGCCATGAACAACCAACAGCAGCGCATCGCGGCCGCACGCACGAAGATGGGCGTCATGCGTGGCGCCGCGGCTGAGATGGCAATCGGCGGGTATGCTGCGCGCGCGACGGGCCAGCACATTCTTGCCGACCTGCGTGAGCCGCTGGCCGAGGCGAAGAAAATCCAGAATGAGCGCGGCCGCATCCTCGGGCTCGGCCTCGGCGAACGTGCGACGCAGGATGCGGAGCGCTACGTACGCGCGATGAAAACGCCGGGCGTGACGATCGCCGACAACATGACGCTGATGCGCGACGCGATGTCGATCTTCGCGGACGAGCATCACGCGCAGATGGTCATGCCAACGCTCGCGAAGATGAAGTTCGCGAACGAGGCGATGTTCGGCGCCGACCAGGGGCACGAGAACGAAGAGAAGTTCATGAACATGCTGAAGGTGATCGAGCTGCGCGGGGGCACGAAATCCGAGGCAGCGTTCATCAAAGAAGCGAACATGGTCCAGCAGGTGCTGACCGCGACGGGCGGGCGTGTCGGCGGCGACGAATGGCGCAACTTCATCCAGACCGGCAAGGTCGCTGCGAAGCAGATGCGCCAGGACGCGTTCTATTACCAGATGGAGCCGCTCATCCAGGAAATGGGCGGTCACGCGGCCGGCACCGGCGTGCAGGCGGCGTACAGCAACCTGATGCAAGGCAAGACGACCGTGCGCGCGGCAAAGCGCCTGGTCGAGCTCGGCCTCGTCGACAAGAAGTCGGTCGAGTACAACGCGATCGGCAATGTGAAGCGGATCAAGCCCGGCGCGCTGATTGGCGGCGACCTCTTCAACGCCTCGCCATTCGAGTGGATGGAGAAGGTACTGCTGCCGAAGCTGAAGGCCAAGGGCATCACGTCGGACGCCAAGATTCTGGAGGAATTCTCCACGATCATGACGAACGGCAACGGCGCGAACCTGTTCGCCACGATGTTCATGCAGCGCGAGCAGATTCACAAGAACGAGCGGCTGAATCGCGGCGCGTACGGGATCGACCAGCTGCATGCACTCGGGCAGCAGCAAACCGAAGGGAAAGAGCTGATCGCGCTGGAGAAGGTCCGCAACCTGCGCACCGTGATCGGCGAGCAGGTTCTGCCCGTGTACAACCGAGCGCTCGAGTTGACCACCAGTGTGCTCGAGCGGCTGCTCGGCTTCGCGAAGGAATATCCGAACTTCACGCGTGCGGTTGCAATCGGCGCGGCCGGCCTCGGCGTGCTGCTCGCCGTGCTCGGCACGCTGACGATCACGCTCGCGGCCGTGCTCGGGCCGCTCGCGATCGTGCGCTTCAGCATGTCGATGCTCGGCATCCAGGGCAGTGTCCTGGTGCGCGCGCTCGGCGCCATCGCGCGGACGTTGCTGTTCGTAGGCCGCGTCGCGCTGACGAGTCCCATCGGCATCGTGATCGCCGGCATCGCGCTTGCCGCGCTGCTCATCGTCAGGTACTGGGAGCCGATCAAGGCGTTTTTCTCGGGCTTCTGGCAAGGGCTCGCAGACGGCCTGAAGCCGCTCGCGCCGCTCGTCAGCCGAGCCTTCGGGATACTCGGCGCCGCGTTCGCACCGCTCAAACCGCTGTTCGTCTGGCTGATGGGCGCTGCGAAGGGTGTGCGGGACTGGCTCACACGACTACTGCCGCCCGTCGACGCAAGCAAGGAAAGCCTCGACGCCGCAACGGGCGCCGGCCGAGCCTTCGGCGCCTGGCTGGCCGACATCATCCGCGGCCTCGCTGATGCGTCGACGCGCTTCGCTGAGTTCGGATCGAACCTTATGTCCGGGCTCGTCGACGGGATCACTAACGGCCTGGGCGCCGTGAAGACCGCGATCCAGCGCGCTGGCGACAGCGTTGTCAGCTGGTTCAAGGAGCGGCTCGGCATCCACTCGCCGAGCCGCGTGTTCGCCGCACTCGGCGGCTTCACGATGGCCGGCCTCGAGCAGGGGCTGCGCAACGGCCAGGACGGGCCGCTCGCGACGGTGCGCGAGCTCGGCAAGCGGATCGTCGCGGCCGGCGCCGGCATCGGCCTCACGGGAGCAGCAATCGCGGGCAGCGCACCGCTTTCCGTCGACAACCGGCCGCCGCTGATCGCCGCAACGGCCGCGCGCTCGCCGGCATCGGCGCCCGCGCCGATCACGATCAACGTTTACGCGTCGCCGGGCATGGACGCGAATGCGCTCGCGCAGAAGGTGCTGCAGGTGATGCGACAGGCGCAAGCGGCGCAGGCCGCGCGCGAGCGCTCGCGCCTGCGCGATCGGGATTGAAGGGGGATTGTCATGATGATGGCGCTCGGGCTGTTCGTGTTCAGCCTGTCGACGCTGCCCTACCAGGAGTTGAAGCGCCGGCGCGGCTGGCGCTACGCGAGCAACAACCGTGTCGGCCGGAAGCCGGCGCGGCAGTACGTTGGCGAAGTTGACGAAACGATCGTCCTCTCCGGCGTGCTGCTGCCCGAACTGACCGGCGGCGATCTGTCGCTGTCGGTGCTCGAGGCGATGGCCGAGCAACACACCGCGTGGCCGCTGATCGAGGGCACCGGCCACATCTACGGCATGTTCACGATCGACGACATCGATACGGCGCGCACGCTGTTCTTCCCGGATGGCGCGGCGCGCCGCATCGACTTCACGGTGGCGCTCACGCGCAACGACGACATCAACATGCTGGGAATTGTCACCGATGCGATCAAGGAGGCGATCTCGCTATGAACCTGGCCGACTTGCCGGGCGCCGAGTTGATGCAGAAAACCGCGCTGGCCGACGATCGCGTGCCGCGCGCGATCTACTCGATCACGCTGGCCGGCAAGGACATTACGCACAAGTTCGACGGTCGGCTGATCTCGATGACGCTGCAGGACAACCGCGGCTTCGAGGCCGACCAACTCGACATCAGCCTGGACGACTCGGACGGCGCGCTGGAGATCCCGAGCCGCGGCGTGAGACTGAAGGTGGCGATCGGCTGGGCCGGCGCTGCGAACGGGCTCGTCGATAAAGGCGAGTTCGTTGTCGACGAGGTGCGGCACACCGGCACACCAGATGTGCTCACCATTCGCGCGCGCAGCGTCGATCTGCGCGCGGGCCTCTCTATCAAGAAGGAGCGGTCCTGGCACCGGCAAACGGTCGGCGCGATCGTGCGCGCGATCGCGAGCCAGAACAAGGTAGAGGCGCGTGTCAGCCGTGCGCTCGACGGCCAGCTCGTCGACCATATCGACCAGACTGCCGAATCGGACGCCAATTTGCTCACGCGCTTGGCCAAAATGTTCGACGCAATCGCAACCGTGAAGAACGGGAAGCTACTGTTCATCAAGGCTGGCGAAGCGACCACGGCGAGCGGCAAGCCGTTGCCGCCCGTCACAATCGCCCGCGACGTCGGCGACCGCCACGAGTTCGGTGTCGCCGATCGCGACGCGTATTCCGGCGTGCAGGCGTTCTACCTGAACACGCGCACCGCAAAGAAGCAGTCGACCACCGTCAAGCGGCGCCGGCGGCGCACCACGAAGAAGAAGCCCATCGATAAGAGCGGCGACGTGCTGTTTGGCACGGCGGAGAACGTGAAGGTGCTGCGGCACACGTACGCGAACAAAAGCAACGCGACGCGCGCGGCGAAGGCGGAATGGGAGAAGCTGCAGCGCGGCGTCGCGGAGTTCAGCATCGTGCTCGCGCTCGGCCGGCCCGAACTCATGACCGAGCTGCCTGTAACCGTGCGCGGTTACAAACGCGTCATCGACGACTGCAAGTGGATCGTCGCCCGTGTTACACATACGCTCGACGGCAACGGCGGATTTACATCAGACCTCGACCTAGAGGTCAAGGCGACCGAGGTGCCGGAGTTCGACACCTCGGATGGAGCATGAACTACTGCATCAGCATGCGGTGGATAGCGGACAGGCTCGCGAGTGAGCTTGTGACGAGCTGCACGAGATCAGCATGCTCGGCAGGGGACAGCGTTCGCAGTCGGCGCCCTGCGCGCTTCTTCCTGGGCGGATCAGCGGAACGCATCCTTTGTGTAGTCGGGTTCGCTTCCGCGCAGCGATCGATGGCCCCGTCGATCGTTGTTTCAATGGCATCGAGTTGGTCTTGCTTCGTGTTACGCACTACGGATACCTCTTCGGATATTGTGAACCACGTTACCGCGTGAAACGACATTCACGCGTCAAATAACGCGGCCCTATTTTCGTGCGTTACGAATGAAAATGAAACGTAGGGAAAAGGCTTTCGAAAGTTAGGTAAAAGCCTACGTCTGCCTCGGTCCCGGCGGCCAGATTGAGCGGTGTTCGCGACACGCTGCTAGATTGCGTCATGCCCACATTGCGCAATCGTATGAATCCGTCCACGAGGCCGATACAATTCAACTGGAACCTTCTCAGGGCCTTTGCGGAGATCGCCCGTTACCGCAGCATCACGGAGGCCGCGCACGCGCTTGGCGTGCAACGGCCGACGGTCAGCCAGAAGATCACCGAGCTCGAAAAGATATTGGGCCTCCCGTTGATGGAGCGGCGTTCCGGTAGCGATGGATTCCGCCTCACTCAGTACGGGAGACGACTGCGCATGATCGTGTCCCGCTTCGATCAGGAGTTAGCGGCGCTGCGCGGGCAGCCGGAGTGCTCGCCATCCATGTTGGATGCGGCAGACATCCTGGGGCACGTGGAAGACGCGATGGAGGCGCTCAAGCGCGCCGCGGATACCCTGCGCCGGTCCTAAGTAAGTCAGTCTTGACTGATCTGACCGCGTTTACGAGATACGCGTTGTCGCTTGGTCTGCTCCACACTGGCTTGTGCCGCCTTCACTTCCTCCTCAACGAACGCGTCCAGCTTCGCCATGCGATTCGCCGCGATTCGTGGAATCCGCTTTGAAGGTTGGCCAGACACGGTCATCTCGCCAATGTGCAGGTAACCGTTGATCGCGCCTTGCACAGCGGCGCGTCCGATGTCGTTCAGTTGCAAAAAGCTGTCTACCAGGTCAGCTACGTCAGGCGGCAATTTCGATTGCGTCGCACGCTCGCCAGTAATCACGTACAGCACGTCAACGCCGATCTTGGCGAGCGCCGCCAGGTAGTTCGCGTCTGGTGATCGCGTACCGGATTCGTAGTTCAGTTGCGCCTGCTTTCCCAGCCCACCCAGCGCAGCGAACTCTGCCTGGCTTAGTCCGATGCGCATCCGTTCCTCCTTCAAACGGTCGCCAATCGTTTTCTCTACCATCTTGAAGTTTCGTTTTGAGTACCCTAAACTTCACTCATCCCTAGTGAAGCACTGTCCAAACTGAGTATAACCGCCATGACAACCCCCCAAGGCCCCCGGCGCGCACCGGCCGGCGTCATGTCCAGCAAGCCGGTTTCCCTGCGCCTTCTGCCCGCCGAGCGCAGCCAGCTCGAACAGCTCGCCAGACGTGAGCCTCGCTCTCTTGCGAGCCTCACGCGCCTGATCTATCTCGAAGGGCTGCCGCACTACCTCGCCAAGGTGTCCTCGTTCGAGGACACGTCCGCCAAAGTTTCCGCCAGCTGACCGGAGGTGATCATCATGTATCCCGATCCCAAGCGCGTCCGCGACAACCGCCTGATGCTGCGGTTCGACGACTACGAATACGCGCTCATCACCGCGCTTGCTAACTATCAGGGCGAGCAAACCGCCACGCTGATTCGCCAGATGGTTCTGCGAGAAGCCGCCGAAGCCCTGTTGCCATCGAGCAATGTAGCTCGCGACCAGGCCCGATAGCAGCAGCCTTGGAGCAGCCGATTCAATGCCCGAACTCGAAATCACCTTCACCGAGCAGGACGCCGAGATTCTCGAGCGCGTACGGCAACAGCAAGGCCTCGCGTCGATTCAGCAAGCGGCGGAATGGCTCGTGAAGCGACGGCTGCGCCTCGGCGCACGTCGCCTCACCGGACGAGACCGGGCGCTCTACGTCGTCCATAACAACAGCCGTAATTGACGCGGCCATTTCCGACAGGAAGTCACGATGAAATTGAAGTGCCATCACTGCGGCAGCCGCGCCGTCATTCGGACCAGCCGTCCGCTGTCCGTCCTCGTCCGGGAGGCGTACTGCCAATGCACCAACATCGAGTGCGCGACGACGTACAAGATCCATATTGCCGCAGTCCACACGATCGCGCCGAGCCTCAATCCGAACCCGATGGTCTACCTGCCCGTCGGCAAGGTTGACCGGCTACCCCAGGATCCGCGCCAGCTCTCGCTGATCGACGCCTAACCCGTAACCGCAGCTAGTTGTTTCACACCCATCGCACCCGCCTCGCGCGGGCGCGGGGGACTCCTTTTGCCTGAAATTCTGGAGAAACCTCATGCAAACGCCGACTTCCGCCCACGTCACCACTCTCAGCTCGTCGCTGGATTTCAACCAGCGCGTCGCCTATCTGCAGAAGCTCTGCGCGACTGACGTCCGTGCCGACGTGTTTGTCGCATCCGCACGCGCACTCGGATTCACCGTGTCGTGGGATCTCTCGCGCGGCACGCCGCTGCTCGCCTGGCTGCACTGAGCCGATGCGCGCGCCGCTCACCGACGTCGACCTGCGCGCGGCATGGCATCGCCTGCGCATGGTCGGCGATTTCGACACGTCGATCCGCCATCGCGCCGTGCGCCTGGTCGTGGAATCCGCGGCGCGCGCGATGCAGGACCGAGAACAAGCCCGGTTGCGGCGCAGCTCCGACGCGAAGCGATGCGCTGCGAATGACTTCGACGAATGACGAATCCGCGCCGACTGCCGGCGCACTCACCTGGAGCCAAACCATGAAACCATACGTTTTCGGCATCAGTGTGCTGCTGATGCTCTCGCTCTCCCTCACCGGCGCCTACTACCTCACCACCGACGTCCTGCGCCTATTCGACGTCCGATACGCACGCCCGATCGCCTTCGTCGGCGGCGTCGCGGTGATGGTTGCGCTCGTCGTCGCGCTCGGATGGTCCGTTCCGCCTCGGGGGTGATGTGATAACGATCGAATCCGCCATCCGCTATGAGCTGCTAACCTCGGCCGGTCTGCGCACCGTCACCGGCGAGCATGTCGTCATTCCGAACGACGTCGGCGCGACTTTCGGCATCCACGCCGAGCCCTATCTTGCCGACGGGCACCCGGAAAAGTGGGTCGTCACGCACCTGGCCTCGGGCATGCAAGCCGGGACGGGCACATCCCGCACCGCAGCCATCACAAACGCGACGACGAACGTCGAACGCAATCGGCCCCGGCTGCGCACCATGCTCGACGAGGCGACTGCGGCCCGCACCGATCTGCAGTTCGCCACCTATCAGCTCGCGCGCAATCGGCTCGCGATCCTGGGGGAAGCCGCATGACCCGCCTCGATGCTTCGTCGCACGATGCGACGCTCCGGGCTGCGATCGCCGCGGCCGCAAATCCTCTGCACTTCAACAACCGCCCCGGCAGCGTCGCTCGCCAGTGCGCGCTCGGCCTGTTCGTCGCGGCGTTGAGCGATCGCCTCGCGCTCGAGTTCCCCGAGTCCGCCGACGCGCTGCGCGCGCTCGTCTTCTCTCCCGCGACGCCGGCCAACCCGGCTGTCAACGCCCCGCAGCAACCTGAACAACAGCAATAACGATGGCCTCGATCGACGAACTGAAACAACGCATCGACCTGCACGACCTCGCCGATCGCCTCGGTCTCAAGCGCGGCCGCGGCGGCAACAAGGCGCTCTACCATTCGCCGCAGCACGAGGACAAAAATCCGTCCCTGTCGATCTACGTGAATCACCCGAAGCATGGCACCGGCTGGCGCGATCACAGCGCCGGCGTCGGCGGCTCGTGCATCGATCTGGTCATATATGCGCGCGGCGGCACCGTCGCGGACGCTGTACGTTACCTGCACGATGCGTACGGCATTCCGCTCGACCGGTCGGCGCCGACCGAGCGCCGTGAGAAAACGACCGTCGAATACATCGCCGACCGGTGCTTCGCGGAGCGGGACCAGGTCCGCGAATACCTCGGCGGCCGCGGCATTTCGGCCGCGGCGATCGACGCCGCGATCGCCGCACGTACGCTAGGGTTCAACACGTGGACGAGCACGAAAGTTGCCGCCGGCGAAGTCGGGCACGGCGGGCCGGCCGCCGCGTTCATCGTGCGGGCGCCGGCCGACGGCGGCGTCGTCGCCGTCGACATGCGCTACGTGGATCCCGCACTGAACGGCGGCGTCAAAACGCAGACGCAGGGCGACAAGGCGGGCTACGGCTGGACCGCGGATCCCCGGCGGCTGGAGAAGGCGAAGCGCGTATTCCTCGTCGAAAGCGCGATCAATGCGCTGTCGATCGACACGTGTGCGCTGCCCGGCGCGGCCGCGCTCGCGCTGCGCGGCCTCGGCAACGTTGACACGCTGGACTTCACGCCGCTGCGAGGCAAGCAGGTTGTGATCTGCTTGGACAACGACGAGCCATTCGCTGACGGCCATCCACGCGCCGGCCACCGTCCCGGCCCCGAAGCAGCGTGGGCGCTCTACGAACGGCTCACCGCCTTGAACATCAGCGCCGTGCTCGTCGACCAGGCTGACTGGCTCGCCGACCTCGCGGACGGGGAGAAGCAGCAGAAGCCCATCAACGACGTCAACGACTACCTGCAGCTGCGCGGCCCGCTCGAACTCGCGCGTGCGCTCGAGCAGCTGGAGCCGTGGCTGATCGCCGGCCTCGCCGGCGACGCCACACGCCGCGGCCGGCCGCGCATCTCTCTGCCGCCGCACGACTTCGCACAGTACTGGCGCTTCCGCGTGCGGCCCGACTTCACCAGCTATATCACGAAGATGGACCGCAACGAGGAATCGGGCGTCGAGACACCGGTGATGACGGATCTGTGCGGTTTCCGCATCGCCGGCATGAGCCGCGTGTCGGTCGCGAGCGCGACATCGACGATGACGGGCGACGCCGACCAGGCGCCGACTGTGTACTTCGCCGTGTCGGTGCAGGCGCCGCGCCACGGCGCGCAGCTCATTCGCCGCGTGATGCTCGACGACCAACTGCACAACGTCGACCAGTGGGGCAAGTTCGGCCCGATCTGGGCGCCGGCGCCGTTCAAGCGCATGGTCAATATCCTCGAACGCGGCGCCGACCTCGGCGCGCGGCAGGCCGCGAACTTCGTGGGGCTCGCGTGGCGCGACGGCCGGCTCATCGTCAACGAAGGCCCGGATTGCTACTTCACCGAAGCGGACAAGCAGTGTCCGTATCACAACCTCACATTCCCGAGCGGCCCGATCAGCGACGCGCGCTGCGTCATCAGGGCCTACCAGACAACGTTCAAACAGAACGCCGCGACGATCCCGCTCGTCTGGGCGCTCGGCGGCCACCTGAAGGCGCTACTCGGCTTCTGGCCGCACATCACGATTCAGGCGAACAAGGGCGCCGGCAAATCGACGCTCATCAAGCGTCTCGAACGGTCGCTCGCGTTCACTATGTTCTCCGGCCAGTCGCTGCAGACCGAGTTCCGCCTGCTGACCAGCATCAGTCACACGAGCCATCCGGTCGGCTGGGAGGAGCTGTCGGCACGCCGGCAGGACGTGATCGACAAGGCGGTCGGCCTGCTGCAGGAGAACTATCAGTACACCGTCACGCGCCGCGGCGCCGACATGACCGAATACCTGCTGTGCGCGCCGGTGATGCTCGCCGGCGAGGACGTGCCCGTGCGCAGTCTGCTCGGCAAGCTCGTACGCACGACGCTCACCGGCAAGCGCGGCCCGCTGCTGCCCGACGACCTGCCGCGCTTCCCGGTACGGCAGTGGCTCGAATTTCTCACCGGGCTCGACAAGCGCGCCGTGCTCGACCAGTACGCGACGCTGCGCGACAAGGCGCTGGCCAACTGCCGCGCGAGCGGCGAGGACGACGGCGCGAAACGCATGGCCGGCAACTACGCGGCCGTCGCGCTCGCGTGGCGCTACCTGTGCGAGTTCGCCGGCATGGATCCGACGGAAGGCGACTTCCCGCGCGATCTGCTCGCTGAAATGAACGGCCACATCGCCGAGACGAGCGCCGATCGGGAACCGTGGGTCTGGATCATGGAAACCGTGCTGTCGGAAATCGACGGCGGCAACTACAAGCACCCGTACACGTTCGACATGGTCGACGGCGAGTTCTGCCTACTGCTGCGCACCGGGCACGTGATGGACCACATCGCGCACACGAGCGCGCTGCGCGACAAATGGAACGCCCTGCCGGTGAAGTCGGACCGCGTGTTCAAGGCGCAACTCAAGCACGCCGGCGTCGTGGTTGGCGAGAAGGAAGTCGAGCGGCGCATCTATACCCGTCGCGTGCCGTACCTCACGCCGATCTCGCTCGAGTGCCTGGCCGGCTACGGGCTGCACGTGTCGGTTCGCGAAGATCTGGCGACCGACGCGGCCGAGCAGCGAGGCCGCGCATGATGCCCTCCCAGCCAATGCGGCCGCCGTGCTGCACGCTGCTCCCCGTCTCCCTCGCGAGTCGAACCTGCCGGGCGAAAGCGCGGGCCTCGATGAAAGCGGGCCGCGCGGGCCGTTTTTTCCATCGGGAAGGGGCAGGCAGCGCACGCGAATCCTGGTTTTCGAGGGCGTCCGTTCGTAAGTCTTTGATTGTTGAGAAGAGTACCGCCATGTGTCGCCCTCCATTCGCCATTAGTCGGGGCGTTTTTGCCACTAGTCCGATTTTCGCGCCGGCGACCATCGCCCCTTCCTCTTTTCTCTCTAATTCATTGAAAAAGAAGAGAAAAGAAAGCAGGGAAGAAGCAATAAAAGGCAGGAATCGAGCGCCACGAGTCTTGGACTTTTTGCCACGGGTTTGCGCCTGTGCCTATTTTTTGAGCCACGAGTTTTCAGGCCCATCCACGGGTAACTCATGGCAATTGGTGGCACAAAATCCCCACAAAAATCAGTGAGTTAAACCAAAAACCAGCGCAAACCACGAATCCACGAGTTGCGCTGCGTGTGGTTCCTTTTCGTAACAGCAATGCGTATGGAAAAATATCTGGGGCGCAGTGAGCTGCGCGAACTGACCGGAACGCCAATCCGCGCGCGCCAAATCCGTTGGCTCGCGCAACAGGGTTGGCCGCACGTCGTGGACGTCCACGGCCGTGTACTCGTAGCGCGCGCTTACCACGACAAACAAATGGGCATCATCGATTCGAGCTCTGCGCTTTCGACGCACGTAGCGACGCAGACATCGCTCAATCTCGGCGCAGTGTGATGGCAGGCAAAGCAAAAACCCCCGGTGCAATTCCGCGCTTCCGCTCGCGCAAAAACGCGAACGGCTCGTTGCGGTACTACTACGATCACGGCCCGGCGAACGGTCGGCGCATTCTCGAACCACTCGGCACGGATCGCGTCGCAGCGCTCCAACGTTGGGCCGAACTCGAGGGTACGCGTGCGCCGTTGTCCGGCGAAAGAACGGTGCACACGTTCACCATGCTCGAGCAGGCTTATCGCGTTCGTGAACTGCCACAAAAGTCGGCGGCGACCCAGCGCATGTACGACCTCTTTCTCTCCAGGCTCGGTGCCGTTATCGGAGAGCGCGAACTGGACACGCTCACACCTGCTGACGTCGCAACGATCTGGCGCGCAACGGCTGAGAAACGCGGCGTCGTGACAGCCAACCGGACGAAAGCCGTGCTGTCTCTCGTCCTAAATTGCGCGCGACTTTGGGGCATGATGACGATAGCGAACCCGTGTGTCGGCGTGCGCGGGAAGAAAGAAACGGGCCGGCAGGGGGTCCTCGTCGATGACGAACTTTACGCCGCCGTCTACGCCGTGGCCGACCAGCCACTACGCAACGCGATGGACCTGGCCGATCTCTGCGCGCAGCGCCCATCAGACGTGCTGCGCGTACAGCGCTCCAATATCGTGCGGGGCAATCTCATCTTCCGCACGCAGAAGACAGGCGCATTCGTCACTGTTCAGATAACGGGCGAGCTGGCGGCGCTGATTGATCGACTCCTCGCTTGGCGTGGTTCAAAGGTCGACGTCTCGCCTTACCTGTTGCGCGACGAGGAAGGCTATCCGCTCACGAAAGGCCAGCTGCGCGCGCGCTTTGACAAGGCGCGCGAGCGCGCGGGCATCGACAAAGCGAAATTTCAGTTTCGCGATCTCCGCGCGCGCGGCGTGACGCACAAGACGATCGATGAAGGACTAGAGGCTGGGCAGCGGCTCGCAGGACACAGCGGCCCCGGCATGACGGCGCGGTACGTGCGCGGGACGCGGCCGGTAAAACCGTCCCGGTGA